GATAACGAAATATGGTGGGATTATAAAGCACGGGTTATTGCAAACGGAGGGGAAATGCACATTTAAAACCGCCGACTGTTTGTGCTCGTTACATCTTTCTGGTGAAAAACCTTTTGGATGTGTTGCATCTCCATTCACGTTAAATAATAACAACACACTCATTGTAAGGAACAGATATAAATTATTAAAGTGTTATAAAGAAACGGATAAGAAACCGGCATATATTGTATTCCGCGCGTCTTTAAATAAAATATTTGGTAACGAAACGGCATCATTAATATGTGGTATATTAGATAAACACGACTATGATTTCCGTGTTAATATGCCGAACGAATCACACGAAATGTTAATTAAAAACGATAAGATAAAAAAAGGAGCGTTATAATATGACACAGAACACGTTGTTTGGAGACGAAATAGAAACCGAAAGTGATTTGTTCAAACGGTTTTTGGTGCCGCCGTTTAGTGTGTTGGACACTAGGCAGGGGTACTGGCAGGAACGAAAAAGAAAGTGGATTAATCTGGGTATTAAAAGTGAGATTGGTAGAAACGCAAAGGCGTTTCACATACATGATTGGATTGAGGATCACCGCGGATCAGACAGTTTAAGTGGGTGTGTTCATGGTGGCGGAGTAAGCGTGTTTGATCCAATATTAACAGAACTGATTTATTTATGGTTCACAAAAGAAGGACAAATAGTACTAGATCCCTTCTGCGGTGGTTCTGTTAGGGGGGTAATTGCATCACGACTTAAAAGAAGATATATTGGCATTGATTTACGAGAAGAACAGATACGCGCCAACAAAGAACAATTAAATATCTGTGGTGATCCTTATCCCACTTTTATTTGTAACGATTCGCGACATATCCCTTTGTTAGTGTTTGAACCAATCGACTTCTTGTTTTCGTGTCCCCCATATGGTAATCTAGAAACATACTCAGAATTAAAAGAAGATATATCCACAATGGAATACCCAGATTTTATTATATCTTATGCTGAAATAATAGAAAAATCGTGTCAGAAATTAAAAAACAATAGATTTGCGTGTTTTGTTGTGGGAAATTTTCGTGATAAAAAAACAGGAACTTATAATAACTTTGTTGCTGACACCATATCGTGTTTTAATAATTGCGGATTAAAGTTCTATAATGAATTTATCTTATTAAATTCTGTGGGTAGTATGTGTTTACGGATAAACAAACAATTTCGTTCGTCGCGTAAGAACGGGAACATTCATCAAACCGTGTTAGTATTCATAAAAGGAGATGCCAAGAAAGCAACAGAAGAATTGGGAGAAGTAAAATTGATCAATCCATTTAAACAAGATAACAGAAACATATAAATATTATTAAGAATAATATAACCTATATAAACCTTTCTATTCTTATCAGTAATAACACGTCGTATTATCAGTAAATAGTGATACCCTATGGTTAAAAAAAATACTAAAACAAAAGACAAAAAGAAAACCAGCGTTGGTAGACCACGAAAACTAATTGATTATATAATGGTCAAAAACCTCGCCGAGTGTGCGTGCACCGTTGAAGAGATCGCGTCGTATTTAAATATCTCGCACGATACGTTAAGCAGAAACGCACATTTCAAAGAAGTATATCAGGAAGGACTCCATAAATGCCGCCGATCGTTACGCAGAATACAATATGATGCCGCAATGGCCGGTGATCGCACGATGTTAGTGTGGTTAGGTAAACAGTTGTTAGGTCAAAAAGAAAAACAGGAAACTGATATGACGTTACAAGGCGGCGAAAAACCTATAAAGTTAATAGATGTGCGACAAAGAATAAAAGATTACGAAAAAATATTTAAGGAAATAAGTACATAACGTGGCAGCAAAAGGACAAATAATTTCAAAAGAAACAAAACGAAAAAGTTATTTTACTAAAGAGGAAATGAATGGCGTTCTCTAAATCTATTTTTTGTGCAACAATCCTAGACAATCCTTTTATCCCTCACAAACCAACGATCAAGCAGGCAGAGTTTCTCATTCATGACGAATTGGAAGGATTATATGGTGGGAGTGCAGGCGGCGGGAAAACTGATGCTTTGTTAATGTCAGCACTACAATTCTGCGAATATGAGAATTATTCTGCGTTAATTTTAAGACGCACCTATAAGGATCTATCATTACCAGAAGCAATATTAGATCGAGCTAAAGATTGGTTGATTGGTAAAGCAAAATGGGACGAAATGGATAAAGTATTTACTTTCCCCTCAAAAGCGAAATTAACCTTTGGTCATTTGGAATACGATCGTGCGAAATATCAGTATCAGGGCGCACGATTCGATGCAGTTTTTTTTGATGAACTCACTCAATTCCCAGAAACATCTTATCTATATCTATTCTCGCGTATCAGACGCGCAGAAGATTCTAATATCCCTCCAAGAATGCGTTGTGGAAGTAATCCGGGTGGTGTGGGGCACGAATGGGTTAAACAAAGGTTTATTACATCTCCTGACCCCACACGATGTTTTGTACCAGCATCACTAAAAGACAATCCGTATGTAGATCAGGAGGCATATTTACTTTCACTATCAAAACTTGACCCCGTTACGCGTGCACAGTTAGAATTAGGCGACTGGGACATCTCGTTTTCGGGCGGTATGTTTAAACGCGAATGGTTTAGAATAGTCGATGATTACCCGCACGATGCAAAGCTGGTTCGCGCATGGGATCTGGCGGCAACAGAAAAAACGGGCGATAACGATCCCGACTGGACAGCGGGATTATTGCTCGCAGAAAAAGATGGTATCTATTATGTTGTTGATGTACAACACGCACAATCAGCACCGGGTGATATAGAAAGTCTAATCACACAGACCGCTATGCTTGATCCCAAACACTGTGATATCTTTATGGAACAAGAACCCGGGAGTGCTGGTGTAAACGTTATCAATCGATATGCACGCGATGTGTTAAAAGGATTTTCATATAAAGGTATACGCACATCGGGACCTAAAGTGGTGCGTGCAAAACCTGTTAGTGCCGCAGCTTCAAACGGGAATATCAGGATAGTAAGGGGGTATTGGAATAAAGATTTCTTAAACGAACTATCATTATTCCCAACGGCTAAAATACACGACGATCAGGTAGACGCGTTAAGTTTGGCGTTCGATCAGATACAAAAACCGCGCGAAGTTGTAGCAGTAAGTCTAAAATCATTACACACCAAAAACGACGTATCTGGGCTTGAAGCGTTCTTTAAGAAGATATAAATATCTATAAATCTAATACACAAATATGAAATTTGAACATATTATAATCTGTAAAAAAACCATTACTGCAAAGGAGTTTCTTTATGAAACGTTTGGGTTGGGTCAAGAACCATGCAAGTTTTATGAACTCGTAAGTGGTTGTAACGACTGCCCGTGTCATGGGTTTGATGGATGTGCAATGAAAATCATTTATCACAAACTCGATTGAAACTATTGCCGGTGAAGCACCTGTTGGTTCGGTGCGTCCAGCCTGTAAGAGCGAAAAGTATACATGACAAAACCTTAACCGATGATATCAGGGCGGCGTTCGTGAGATGCCGTGAGGTCAATTGTGCGTGGTATTCTTCGTTACCCCGGGAAACTGGAAGGTCGCATGTTCGATTCATGCCATCGGCTTAAAAGTAGATAGATATATATACTCACTCGCTAATAGTGATATATCCGATTGAATTGGACAAACGAGGTAAGTGAAAATGGATCAAATCGTGTTAAACAACAAAAAAACCGAAAGCGACGCAATAGATGAAGTAATGATCGAATGTCGTAAATGCGAGGTAGATCGCTGTCTTAAACCGTGCGGTACTGCAAAGGCGATACTATCAAAATACAATCTTGAATACAAAGGGTGATGTGAAATGACATATAAGAAAATTGTAACAGATTTCTGGAGAGATGATGCAGGTATAATCTGGGAATCCGTGGGCATCAATGTATCAGATTGGTCGTTTGAATTACAGAAGGTCAACTATCCAGAAGTCCGGATACGAGTGCACGGCTCGAAATTCGAATCATAATTTTTGGAGTGAGAAAATGAAACGATACTTTATTAACGTGGGTAATAAAAAGCGCGTGTATTTCGATACGTATAGCGATGCACAGCAAAATCGTCCTGTCAGCTTGCGCGGCACACATCACATC